GGGTTGGTTGGAAGCGCGAAGATGTTGGTTCATGGCGCGAGCGCACACCTGAAGAACTTGCACTTGATGCACCTACTGAAGAACTACCGAACCCATAACATTCCAACATCGGCAGTAGGGCGCAAATTAGCAACTTTCCAACCGCCTTCTTCCCAATAGGCCTTGTTGTTTTTGTGCCATTTGGCTAAGTCGAACTTTTTAATATCATGCCATTTTTCAGGTTCTTCGCAATGGTTCACGATATATTGTGGCCCGACTTCGGTGTAACCCCCATGGGCTAGGTATTCAAGTTGCAGTTGATGTTCGGCCATTGTTTCTAATGTCCATTCAAACGCAATCGTTCCCATCTTGGAACTTAGGCCTTTGAATACATGCCATTCAGCGCCTTCAACATCTATCTTAATTAAGTCAGGTGTGCCGTACTTTAAAGCCAATGTATCTAATGTAATCGTTGTTGCGCTAATAGTTCGGTAAGGTTTGCCGGCGTAGGGCATCGTTTCATCCGTAAGCCATGCTTTGTTAAGCGTGGACAAGCCATCTTCTTCGGCTTCATAGAATTCAACAATTGAATAATTTGTGCCGCTTACTGCATAACGCAATGGAACAACACTTAGGTTATAGATGAAATTCTTAACCAATTCAGCAAACACAATTGGCGCTGGTTCCAATGCAACTACTTCATAGCCTTTAGCGAGCGCGGCAACAGTAAAGTCACCACGGTTAGCCCCAATATCAAAGCAAAGCATTTAGTTTCTCCAAATTGTAAGTGACTGCATTACGATACATTTCATTTAGATTTAAGGCAGACAAAATCTTTAATCCGGCAAGTGATTCTTCTTTGCGGCCTATCCACCAAGCCGCAATTGAGCGTTGGAACAACAAACAATATTCACCTTCATATTCAGTAGGTACAGGCAATGGGTCTACACCATTTGCCCATCCTTGCCCCAAAATAGCGAAGGTATATGACTCACGCCAATTTTGGCAACGCTCGTAGTATTGCGACAACAAAAAGTATGCTTCAGGGCGTGTATCGTCGTAAGTTAAAGCCTGAAATAAGCAATTGGTTACACTTAACTCACGGCCATTTTGGTCATTGAAACATTTAGCCATTCTAAGTAGCGATACATAGCCTTTAGGATTAGCAGGCGGGGCATATTCAACGCAACGCAAGTAAAAAGATACCGCGCTAGCAGTTTGATTAAGTAATAAATATTCTTCCGCCACGTCAAAGTTAAGGTCAGAATTGAACGGGTCTTGTGATAATCTTACGATTAGATTAGGCAAATTGTTCATACTTCAAGCCTTCCGCTATTAAATCTTCAACAACTAATTTAGGTACGCGTAGCACAAATGCCGCGTTATCTTGAAAGCCAAAACTAAGCAATAAATCTTCACCTTGTTTAGCCGCACCAACACAGAATTCAACGCGAGCGTCTAAGAAACTAAACGGTTGCGATAGGCCAATAAAGTTAAACTCGTTATCCCACATCACTAATCGGTGTCGGTAGATAGCGTCCTTTTGACCAAGATAGTTTTTAAACAAATCTACTTCGTGCGTTATGCAGATGTAAATATTGCCCCACTTAATTACTTGGGAACCACCGCGCTGGTCTTTATTAGGCGCAATTGTATGGCGCACAAATAGTTGTTCGGTTGAACCGCTAACTGGTTCGCAATAAACCAATTCAGTAGGCATAGTCCACTTAACAAAACGGTACGGTTTATCTACAACCGGCATCCAATTCTTTTCACAATAGGAAGTATCGGGTGCGGGTGCGTTAATGCGCTTGCGACTAATTTCTTTCGCTGACCAATTATCTTTGTCAATTTCAATCTGCGTATATTCCATACGGCCAACGCCGGTAGTTGTGGTATCGCGGCGAACACCAATTAAAAAGTAATCGCCGTTCCATTGCACTACGCGGGCATCTTCAAGACCTACGAATTCCCAAATAGGTTCATGTAGGTCAAGCATTTCAACCTTTGCAAAGTCGGTTATAGTTAATTCACTATCGAGCCGGCATAAGTAATTTTCAGTTACTAAGCGCTGGTCTTTTTCAGGATGTAGGTATGACAAAGGCCCAAAACGACTTGGATACTTTTGTTCATTTTCAGAGTGGTACAAGGTGTAATTAACATGTCGAAGATTCACTAGAATATCGCCGTCATTATCAATGAATACGCTAGGATTCATCAAGCCCGTACCGCTGGTTAGTCCGTGGGATATAACTAACGGTGCTAATTTTCCACCGTTTTCAACTGCCTTCTTTACTAAGTTCATAGGAATACAATACCAATAGGAGACACAATGGGTCTGTTTGACAGAGTAGCGAAACGCATTGCGAACGAAATCGCTAAAGCACCTGTTGCCGATGGTGGTGGCGGAACTATGACCATGCAACAAATGCAAGCCGTTGCAGGTATCGCGCAAGCGCAATACGGTAGCAATGTCAGTACAGCCCTACCCCGTAACCCATTACTTGCAAGCGTTCCTTTTGCTCCGGGTATGCCTATCTACCCGGGTGCTATTAACCCATTACGCGCCGATACTGGCCGACCTGACCCACGCCGTTATGAATTCCAAGTAGCGCAAAACATAAATGTAAGCGATAACCGCTTAGTACCTTTCAAGACTTTACGCGCCGTGTCTGACCAAATTGATATTGTGCGCCGTTGCATTGAAGTTCGTAAATCAAAAATAACTGGCCTTCAATGGGATATTGTTTTAAGTGAAGCGGCAACCGAACGCATCATTTCAGAATCAGGTGGTAATCACTTAACTGCACTTAAAGAAGCGCGGGAAAAACTATCGCCTGAAATTGGTCGCTTGCGTAAGTTTTGGGAAACGCCTGACCCACAAAACGGTTTAGCATTTACTGACTGGTTAAGTATGTCAATGGAAGAAATTGATGTGCTTGATGCGTGGGCTATCTGGCCGCAGGTAACAGTTGGTGGGGAAATCCGCGGCTTCCAAGTTCTTGATGGCTCAACTATCAAACCATTACTTGATGATAGAGGTATGCGTCCGGAGCCAACAGTAGGCCCTGCGTTCCAACAGATTCTTTTCGGATTTCCGCGTTCAGAGTTTAACGCGGGTATAGATGATGAAGCGGCAGATGGCGAATTTACTGCGGATGATTTGGCTTATTTCGTTCGTAATCGTCGTGCTAATAGCGTCTATGGATTAAGCCCAACAGAGCGTTGCTTACCGCTTGCAGATATTTATTTGCGCCGTCAGCAATGGATTCGTTCAGAGTTCACAGATGGCACAATGCCAAAATCTTATTTAGAATTACCTGAAACAACTTCAATGACACCTGACCAAATTCGTGCTTACGAAGATATTTACAACGATGATTTATCAGGTCAGACCGCTAACCGTAACCGCATGAGAATTCTTGTTCCCGGTGGTAAGTTAAACTTTGAAGAAGGTTATTCAGACAAGTTTAGCGATGCGATGGACAACTATTTAGTTACTTCAATTACTGGTCACTTCGGCGTACTTCCTTCCGAAATTGGATTTAATGGGTCGGGCGGTTTAGGCGCTTCCGGTTTGCAACAAGGCGAATCAGATTCAGGCGAAGCGATTGGAATTCTTCCTACTGCTAACTGGATTTCACAAATGATTAGCGCGCTTTCATATCGTTTCTTAGGTATGCCACGCGAACTTGAATTTCGTTTAGCACCTAGCGAGCGCACTAACACACAAGAATCAGCGGCGCGTGATGATGTTCGCCGTAAGAACGGTGCAATTACACTTAACGAAAACCGTGCTGAACTTGGTTTGCCATTAGTCGAAACACCTGAAGCCGATATGCCAATGATTGTTGCTGGCAACAGCGTTTATTTCTTTGGCCCTGACGGCATACAACCTGCCGTTGAACCTATTGACCCATTGGCGGGTATGGGGTTAGACGAACCAATTGATGAATCAAAACCCGTAGATGATTTAAAACCGGCTGAACCTAAGCCGGCTGAAGAAGAAGTAAAAAAGTTTATTCGCTGGATTCGTAAGGGAACACCAACCCGCGCATTTGAATTTAAAGAATTAGACGAAACATACGCCGAAATCCTAAACAAGTTTATTGAAACTAAGGATGTAGATGGCGCACGTTGGTACGCTGAACATTATTTAGGTATCTAATGAACTGGCCTGAACAAAAAGTTGTTGTGCGCTTAACCGCGCAACATGCAACAAAGATACGTCAGGCTTTCAAATCTGCAATAGATGGTGATGCAATTGCTCAATCATGGGCAGAAACCCACCCCACAGGTGGCCTAGTCTCGCCACAAACGGCTAGAGATTGGGCGCTTGCACACGCGATAGCCAATGAAAAACCGCTTCAACATGCCTTATCGCGTGTTTATGCCGATGGCTATACATTAGGTGCAAAGGTCGCACAAACCCGCCTGAATGGTTTGAAAAAAGATGCAACGCCTAGCGTAAACATCATTGATTGGAATACATGGAAACCGGGCTTACCTAGCGCGGCGGCATTAGTTAAACCTAGGGGCGGATTAAAACAATTACTTGATTCGCGCAAGATAACTATTGCAAACGAAATTACTCGCACCAAGTTAGACAGAATTGGTACAGCACTTTCAAGAAGTCTTAGCAAAGGTGATACTGCTAAAGAAACCGCTAAAGCCATTAACGCAATTATTGGTGACCCGCAACATGCTTTAACTATTGCGCGTACTGAAATGAATCGTGCTATGTCGGTTGCTACACGCGATTCTTATGAAAGCGCACAAGTTGAACAAGTTGAATGGTTAGTTGCCGAAGGTTGCGAAGATTGCCAAGACAATGCCGATGCTTCCCCTATTAACATTGACGATACATTTCCTAGTGGCGATTCCGAACCCCCTGCGCACCCTAACTGCATGTGTGCGCTCGCACCTTATTATGACTATTCACCGGTTGATAGCACCGAACAAACAGATATTACAGCGGAAGATTTTGTATCTCAGGGTGAGGATTTTGCTAGTTCAATAACAGACGAAATGCCTGTTATTGAAGAACCGGAAATTAACTTTACGCTTAATGAACCTGCTATTAAAAATGTAACTTATAGCGATGAGTTAATGAACAAAATTTTTACAGAAACAAAGGTAAATCATTTATCAGTACGTGAAATAAATAATTTGCCGCAAGATGTAATTGCCGAGTCTATTTCAAGACTTCAAGGTTTTAACGCTTTACCGAAGGTAGTTACAGCAACCAAATTTGACGACCTTGTTGGTAAAGAAAAATGGATACCGATATACCGTGGTGTTGGCGGTAAAACAAAAGCCGAAGTTGATGGGTATGTTAATGAATTTAAATCTGCACCTACTCAATTTGGTGGCCGCGGTATCTATGGTTCCGGAACTTATACGGCCGAAAACCGTGGAGTAGCGCAACATTTTTCTGAAGCCAACGGCGCTAAAAATGGAGAGTTACACGCGTTTGGGCGCGTTATGGATATGGCTATTAACCCTAAAGCAAAAATTGTTGATTATGATGTAATCTCTAAAGCGACTAAAGGCCAAGTCGAAAAATTGCGTAAAACAAGCGGCGCGATGTATCTAAAGGAATATGCTAAAGCGCTTAAAATTATTGCCAAAAAAGAAGGCATAAGTATTAAAACAGATGAATACGGAAGAAAAGTTCTTGATACTGACAAGTTCATAGTTCGGGAAACAAACGAATACGGCAACACACGCATAGATTACGATAAATCTGATTTTGATTCAGTAAGCCGCATTGATAAAGAATTACAGGCTTTAACAAAAGAATTTTTAGCCAAAACCGATTATGAAAAACTTGCATTTATGGCCGATGAAGGGCTATATGTAAACGTAGGAAACCGGGCCGCGCTTGAAGGCGTGGACGTGATTCGTGTGCCTAAACCTGAATATAGCAGGGATGATAGTGGTAACCTATCTGATTATTACATTGTTCTTAATAGAGGTGCGATTGCGGTGAGAGAATGAGTTTAGAAACATCTGCCTTTTTGTCTAAACGCGCCGCTTTATTGATGCCATTAGTCAATTCTGAATTTAAGCCAAAAGTCTTTGATGCTGTTACAAAAGTTGATAACGTCAAAGATGTAGCCCAACCTTACAAAACTTGGTTAAATGATTTTTCTACAATTCCTGCAAATGCCAAATGGCTTACACCGGAACAAGAAATGAAAAAAGACAATCCCCCATTTTCAAAAGAAATAATGGATGCTTTAAAACAACGTAACGCCACTAAGGAGAAATAAATGGCTTTCAACCATATTAACGCCGCAACCCAAACAACAGCAACACCGCTTCTTAAAATCATACAAACCGCTAGACCGCTAACGCCAATTACTGTTTACAACGGCCACAGCGCGTCTATTTTTGTAGGCGATGCGACTATTGCAACATCGGGTGCAACCATTGGCCGCACTATTCCCGCCGCATCATCACAGACATTTTATGTAAATGGCGGCGATATTGTTTACGCTATTTCAGCCGCCGCATCTGCCGCCGGCGCTATTGTTATTACCTACTCGGCATAAGGAGAAAAAATGGCAATGGATTACGCAACAAGTTATGCGGCTATCGTTAAGTATGACAAAAACGACGACGGTACTCTTATGGTTTACGGCAAAGCAACAGACGACACCTTAGATTTGGACTCGCAGATTTGCGACCCTAAGTGGCTAGATACTGCGATGCCACAATGGTTCAAGTCCGGTGGAAACATTCGTGAAATGCACGGCCCGAGCGCCGCAGGTATTGCTAAAGAATATGAAGCCAAATCAGACGGACACTACATTGGCGTTCATGTTGTAGACCCATTAGCCGCCAAGAAAGTTGAAACCGGTGTGTATCAGGGTTTTAGTATTGGCATCAAATCACCACGCGTTGTGCGCGATACAAAAGCCGCAAATGGTCGTATCGTAGACGGGTCAATAATTGAAGTCAGTTTAGTTGATAGACCCGCCAACCCGTCAGCCAAATTGATTTTGGCTAAGTCAGTAGAAGGCGAAACAAGTTTGGTTCATGTAGAAGAACTGCATGAATACAAAGCACCACTACCAACAGAGGTAGCAAAGATGAGCGCGAAAGGTTCAAAGATGGAAACAATTAAGCAAATTGAGGAATTGGCTAAGTCTTTGACAACAGTTGATTCAGCAAAGTTTGACGCAACATTATTCGATAACGCACGTCGTGCGCTCGCGGAACTTATTGCCGCTGAAGCATTAGAAATGACTGAAGGACATGATGAGCGCAACTCACTTGCATCACTTGTTAATGCAGTTTACAATTTAATGTCATGGTACGAAGGTGAAGCCGCTGAAGGCGAAGTTGCAGAAATCGAAGAAATCGTAGCGGATAAGTCCGTTGCAGTTGAAGATTGTGCAGACGGAGATTGCGGTAAATGCGATAAATGCAACAAGGCTGTTGAAGCCGATGATGCAGTAGACGCAGAAAAAACAACTGAAGCCGATGAAACAGTAGTTGCTGAAGAAGCACCTGTTGCGGTTGAAGAAGAATTGCCTGTTGCTGAAGAAGCACCGGCAGTTGAAGAAGTTTCTGAAGTTGAACCTTCAGATGTTACATCTATTGAAGATGTAGTAGAAAAAGCCGTTAAGAGTGCTATGAAATCAGTTGAAGCCGAGATTGCTTCACTACGGGCGGATAAAGAGGCCGCAGTAGAGAAGTCAGTAAAACTTGAATCTGACCTAGCAACGGCATTATCTAAATCAGTTGCAGGTGGGCCTAAGCGCACCGCAACTAAATTGTCAGACGAAGCAACAAATGATGCGCTTGTAAAAGCCGCAACATATAAGGCCAAGGCTGACGCAACAACCGACCCTGTTCTTGCTAAGGGATACCGCGCTTTGTATGCAGAATTTCTTACTAAAGCAACTCCAACAGCAAGCAACTAATAACACACTTAACGAAAAGGGATAAAACTTATGGCACAAATGCCTAAAGCAAGCGACCTGTTCGGTGATGTAACACCACGCGAAGCGGCTGAACTTCAAGAATCATATCTTGGAGAACTTAACAAGTCTTTCGCTAATGCTTCACACACACCGGGCATGGCACCACAAGTAGACCCAATGGCACAGATTGAAGCACTTGTTGCAAACAAGTCACTTTCACCTGACGCAGTTGGCGCACTAAACACAGCACTTGCATCACAGCGCGCAATTTCTGCTGACATTGCAAAAGAAATCACAACAACATCTCCACTTTCAACATCTTTCGCGGCGTTCGACTTGGAAGCACCTGCAAAGTTGCTTACACCACGTCCAACACCATTGCGTAACAAGATTGTTCGTAAGAAGGGTGTCGGTACTTCACACCGCATCAAGCGCATCACAGGTTACACAGGTACAGGTACAGGTGGACAGGGAAACATCTGGCCGGGTATCACGCAGACCACTCAGAACAACTTTGCTCCGGGTGCATCTACACCACTTATGTACGAGCGTGGGCCACAGATTTCGTACACAGCGGATGATTTAATTCTTCCGTACAACTCTTACTCACTATCTGACCAAGTTTCATTCGATGCAAACTTCTCAGGTATGGGTTACCAAGACCTACGCCAACTTTCATCAACTTCAACTCTATACGCAACAATGCTTATGGAAGAACGTATGATGCTTATGGCTCGCGGTACAGCAAGCGGATACTCAGGCGCACTAGCGGCTCCTACAACAGTAACTCTTACTTCACCGGTAGCAACTTCAGGTCAAGTTGCACTAGCAGGAACAACATATTATGTTTATGTAACTTCAGACGCGGGCGCGTTTGGTCAGTCAGTTGTTTCAACTGTTCAGTCCACCGTAGTCGCCACAGGAGACGTTCTACAAATTGATGTATCAGCCGTATCAGGTGCCATTGGTTACCGTGTTTATGTTGGTACAACAACAGGCGTTGCTAACTGTACTTATCAGGGTCGCACAACTTCAACTACATTTGTAGTTCAAGGTGCTTCATCTACAACAACAGCGGGCAACACAGCGCCATACACAACAACAGGCGCACTTGCTTCAACAGCATCGGCCGATACATCTGCATACGCAACAGGTTATGATGGAATTCTTCCAACAGTTCTTAACCCTGCTATTTCAGGTGCAATCAACACAATCAACTCAACATTTAGCACCGCTAATCCGGGCGCTGAATTCCAAACTGTATTCGGTACACTTTACGAAAACGTAAAGGGTGACCCTGACGAAATCCTACTTAACGGTGCAGACCGTAAGCAATTGTCTGACACAATTAAGAACGGTTCAACAGCAAATTACCGTTTGACACTTGCACAAACAGAAACCGGCGATTATGTCGGCGGTGCTGTTATCGGTGCATTGAACAACGAAATCACAGGCAAGATGGTAAACCTAACAGTTCACCCATGGTTGCCACAGGGCGTTGCACCTGTTCTCTCATACACACTTCCAATTCCTGATACTGAGGTATCAGATGTTTGGGCTAACGTGCTTGTACAAGATTACATGGGTATTCAATGGCCTGTAAATCAATTCTCATACGACTTCTCTACATACTTCCGCGGTACTTTTATGTGCTACGCGCCTGCATGGAACGGTGTTGTTTCAGGAATTGTTTCTGCTTAATCTTCTTCCTCTTTCAACGGAGTAAAAGAACAGACCTGAGTATGTCTGCAAAAACTGCTCACCAAACAAAATGATTCCCTTTCGTCCAACGGCAGGACAACAGCCTTTGAAGTTGTGAATCATAGTTCGAATCTATGGGGGGAAGCACATGTCAAAGATTATTGGCCCAAAAGGTATGCGCGAATTATCTGTTGCGACTAAAGATGGTCAAAGAGTTTTAAAGGCTGGCAAGGATGGCATGTTTAATGTCACCGACCCGAAACTAATTAAAAAACTGAAGGCTGAAGGCTTAGGCGAAGCGAGTGCGGGCGGCGTAACAAACGCCAAAGGTTTCCCATGCAAATCGTGTGGGTTCGGTTCCTTTTTCAAAAAGTGTTCTAAGTGCGGAGAGATAAATGGCTAACGGTTACGGTCACACAACACAGTTAATGACAATTCCTTATTTGACACTAGAAGAATATAAAAGCGCACCAACCGCAATTGATTTAGACAATTTAGTTTTTAATTCACAAGACCCTGACGTTCAAGACGCTGAGTTACATAATGTAATTACTCGCGCTTCGTCATGGATTGATACCTATTGTAATCAAGTTATTGGCGCAACGCTTGAAACCGAACAACAGCGTTCCCGTATTAGTACAGATGGTTCCATACGCCTGCACCCACGCTTTAGCCCTATTATTGCGCTTACAGATTTTAACTACGGTTATCCGACTAACATGGCGGCGCTAGGCGATTGTTCGGTTGCATGGATTGAGGACTCGGAAATTATAATTCCAAATGCCACTTTAGGCTCATGGACTTCACAAGGCCCACTTTCGTTTGGCTCATATAACGGCGGCCCTAGCAATCAAGTATTTTTGAAATACACATACGTTGCAGGTTATACAAATACAGTAATTGTTGTAGCCGTTGCCGGTGCAAGTAGCCTGACAGTTGAAGATGGAACCGGTGTTACAATTGGGCAAATGCTTACAATTTATGATGGCATGAATACTGAACATGTTACCGTTGCCGATACTTATGTATTTGGTAGCACAACTATCCCGCTTACACGCGTGTTAGTATCCGACCACCTTCCGGGTACATCTATTAGCGCGTTACCACCGGCCATTAAAGAAGCCGCAATTCTTATTACAACTGCGTTCTTAAAGGTTCGTGGCGATAGTTCAATGACCATGATGGTTACAACTTCACCAACTATTGCAACGCCGGGGTCAGAGAAATATGGCGATGAGTTAGCACTAGCAACACGCTTGCTTAGTTCTTACCGCAGGGTTCGATAAATGGCTAATCTTGCACCGGTTGGCCGCGCACAAGTACGACAGACGTTATTTAACTTTATTAACCCGCCGAATGTTGATGGGATTAACCAAGTATTTACATCGTTACCTAAGCGTATTGATTTTCAAGTTAATGCCTTGCCTAGCCAACAAAGTCGCGTTGCCGCGGTTATCTTTATTGAATCCGAAACCGAAACGCGTATTGCAGTAGGCGGCGCGCATAGCGGTTGGAAGCGTATTGATTACAGCGTAGTTATTCAATTGTTTCAACATTCATTGTCGCGTTCGGCTGAAGAAGCAATGGACGATTTTGATTATGTTATTGACGCGTTAAAAGAACGCTTACGGTCAGACCATAATCTTGGTGACCCAAGCGGTTACCTTGTATGGCAAGGTGCTGAACCAATTATTGATGTTGCTTACGGTGAACCATTATCCCAAAAAGGTACTGCAACCGAAACATGGGCATCATTACGTTTTATCATTACACAAATGATTCAAGCATAGGAGAAGCAATGGTTACATTTATCTATAAGGGCGAAGGTGAACGCGTTTTCCCTAGCATTGGGGTAACCGTAAAATCCGGAGAACATTTTGAAGCGTCGAGTGACTTTACTTCACCTGACGTTTTGCAAGTAAAAATAACTAAGGCAACACCTGCCGTAACTAAGGAGAGTGAATAATGACAGTACAAAATACCGCACGGAGTTACTTAGGTATTGCTAAAGAAACAACTAAAGGAACTCCGGTAGCACCAACTGATTTCATCCCTGTTGCATCGTCAAAGATGAAACCTGCCGATGTAATTGGTGAATTGCTTGCGTCCGATATGGCGCAAGGTTCGCTGGTTAAAAATTATGCTTACGTTCAAGGCCGTAGTAATTCAACCTACGATTTTGGTGGGCCGGTTTATGCCGACACAATTGGTTATGCAATTGCGGGCGTACTTGGTAGCGTAACGACAACAGGCGCTTCAGCACCTTATACGCATGTAATCAGCCTAAAGAACGCGTCAGCAACAGCCGCAGATGCGCAACCGACAGCGTTTACACTCACAGACTTTTATGCCGCCAATGTGCGCGCATACCCGGGTATGCAATTCTCTGACTTTTCAATGAAGTTTACCGCAGATGGTTTACTTGATTATGATGCAAAGGGAACAGGCTGGCTATCGGCCACAGCATCAACCCCAACGCCAACTTTTTCAACCGTACTTCCAACACCTGTTTGGCAAGCAACGGTTTCAATTGCTGGTTCAACTGTTTCAAATTCAGTTGATGGCGAAATTACAATGACACGTCCGGCAACACCTATTTTTGGACTTGCAAATACTAAAGACCCGTACCAAGTATTTCTTGGTGCGCTTGAAACTAAGGGCAAAATCAAGTTTGTTATGGAAGCGGATACGGAACTTACTCGCTACCTTACAAATACACAGCCTGCAATTACGCTTAACTGGTCACAAGGTGCAGGCGCAACGGCAACTCAAATCGCATTTACAATTACAAAAGGTGCTTACACAGCGGCAGTTATTGACCGTTCAAAAGACTTTGTTGAAATTGATGTTGATATTAACGCAATTGGTAACACTACCGATGCAGGTTCAACCGGCGGTTATTCAAACATTAAGTGGACGCTACAAAATGCAAAGGCTTCAGGTACTTATCAGTAACCTGAGATAATGTTGGCCGGAGTAGGCCGCCTTCCCCTACTCCGGTTCAACCTAAAACCCACGAAGGCAGATGGAAGGAACCATGTCTAAAACAATTACATTACCAAGCGGGGCTACCGTTGAAATGCGTGAGCCGCACACAATGCTTAAAAAAGACCGCGATAAAGTTTTGGCAATCGCTAGCGAACAAGATACCGATTTAATGCAATCGGTGGCATTGCAAGATGGACTTATTTCGGTATCTGTTCTCAACTGGTCGTTTGATTTAGTACCGCCAAACATTAAAGTTACTTCACTTGGTGACCTGACATTAGCCGATTACCAAGCACTTTCAAATGAAGCATTAAAAGCGCAAGATTATTTATTTCCTGCATTAGAAACAGGAAATCAAAATGACCCAAAAGCCCCTACCGCCAACTCCAACGATTAAAAGATTTATTGCTTGGTAGTTCGCGGCATGAAGATATGGAATACCCTGACGCGTATTGGGAGTATTACTTATGCGCAAAAGAATTTGGCTGGACACCTGAACAAGTAGATAATCAACCTGCACATGTAATTGCGTGGGTATTAGCAATAAACAATGTGGTAACGGAAGTGGAAAATGAGCGAAAGTGATAACTTGCCTGAAGTCTTAGCGGCTTTGCGTATCACAAAAGAACGCTTTGATTTACAAGTTGGGGCCGCCGCTTACGAAATATCGCAAGCACTTGAAGGTGCGGCAAGGCGACAAATTGTAGGTGACCGTAAGAACAAACCTTATCCCGCTGAATCAGGTAAACCGCCTATGAACGTAACAGGTGATTTGCGCCGAAGCATTAAAGGAAAAAGTAGCCGCGTTGGATTTGGTATTTATGCCGCTGAAGTTGGCGCATACATGGTTTATGCGCGAGCAGTTGAGTTAGGTGGCGCACCTACTTGGACAAACGGCCAACATTTTCCATACTTGCAACCGGCATTAGAACAATTTAGACGCACTAATTTAATTAAAACAATACTTGTCAAACATCTTAGGAGGGCATAATGAGTGATATTCCACCATTAAATGTACGCGTAAACATTGATGCTTCAGGTGTACAGGCAGGTGTTGCTAAAGCAACCGCCGGCCTTGAACAAATTAGTGGACAATCTAAAAGATTAACTAGCACAATGAGTAGTCTTAAAACTACAATGCTTGGTGTTTTTGGTGGTCAATTACTTACAAGTGCCGTGATGATGGTAGGGCGTGAATTGAACGCCATGAAACAAGAAACAATTGACCTTCAAGCATCTAGTGAAAGATTAAGTCAAGCGTTAAATGGCGTTGGCATTACAAGTGAAAAAGCACAAAAAGCGGTTTGGGATAATGCAGACGCGTACTATTCATTAGGTTTTCAAGGTTCCGAAGCCGTTACTGCTATGGGTACTTTAGTTACCGCTACGGGTGATGTAACGCAAGCAAATAAGTTAATGGCTATGTCTGCCGACCTTGCCCGTTACAAGCATATTGATATGGAATCAGCGGCCAAGATTCTTGCACGTGGTACGCAAGGTTCCGCTAAGGCTTTTAAAGAATTAGGCATTACCCTTGATTCTACTTTACCTAAGAATCAAGCCATTACTAAGGCCTTTGATGAATTAAATAAAAAGATTGGCGGGCAGGCACAGGCTTACACAAAGACTTTTGCTGGTCAGATGGCTATTCTTAAAGAAAAGTTTGACAATATTGCACAAGCAATTGGTGCAGTTGTGTTGCCGGTTCTTACAAGATTAGTTGCATATTTAGGCACGGCGTTTACTTGGATTCAGCAAAACTCAACTGCACTTCAAGTTTTTATTGGAATACTTGTAGCAGTTGCGCTTGCAATGAAAGGTGTCGCATTGTGGCAGGCAATCATTGCCGGCATAAATCCTTTTACTTACATTATTCTTGGTGCTGTTGCACTTGGCGTTGCGTTTGTTGCTTTGTGGAATAAATTTGAATGGTTCCGTAAGGCTATGGCAACAGGTTTAGCGGTTCTTGTGGCCGCGGTTGGTTATCTTGTTGGTGGTATTGCTAAACTTTTGGGAGTTTTATCGCATGTACCGGGAATGGGATTTTTAAAAGGAATTGCCGAAGGTGCAGACAAAGCCGCTAAATCAATTGGTAATGTAGCGGATAGTATTGAAGGCCTTAGTTCCAAAAAAATGACGGCTCCAAAGTTTCCAAAAATTGTAGGCGGTATTGTTCCGGGTAACGCAACAGGTATTACGGGAAACGTCTCAGGTGGTAATGCGGCAGGCAAAGGCGGTGGTGGTGGTGGCGCAACTACGGTTCAATATGTAACCGTGTATGCTTCAAACACTAACGACATTGCTAAGAAATTATCTAAGGCCGCTAAGAATGGTACGCCGATTGGTGGGGGTAAATAATGACATTGGCTAACTACACCTTCATTTTCAACGGTTTAACAATTGGTGCTGGCACAAATTATTTAGTTACTAATGTTGAAGGTTTGGGCGGTACCGCACCGTTGCGTATTCAAGACGACAATCGCGGATACCTTGATGGTTCATACACAGGGCGCGATTTTTATGATGAACGCACCGTTTATATTGATGTAACCGTTTTAGGCGATTCAACAACAACCGCGCAAACTAATTACAAAAACCTACAAGTTGCCTTTGCACCACAAGCACTTGGTTATTATACCGACCCTACTGGCTACACGCCTTCCGCTGACCAATTACAAATGTTTCAATTTAGACTTAACGCTAACACCGGAGATAAACAAATGTTTGGCCGTAGCCGCGGTTTAACAACACCTATTGACGCGGATTTTGCTTATGGTTACATCCAAACGCGAATTGTAATGTCTTTTCCTGACCCGCGTTATTATGACAATGTTGCAACAACAGTTACCGGTACAAGTATTTCATTGACAAATACTGGTTGGGCTATTAGTTGTCCAACTATTATCTTAACAACTTCCGCCACTAGCGGCACTATCACAAACGGTAGTACCACAATGAATTTTGCTAGCATGGCAACAGGAAAAGTTATGGATATAGATTTATTAACACGCATTGTTTATTACGATACATACCCTACGCGCAATATTTTAACAGCGGCTTCAAACGGATGGTTGCAACTTAATCCTGCAAGCACATCAACTTGGACAAGCACAATTGGTTCCATGACTGTTGTTTATAGAAACGCTTACATCTAATGGCGTATGCAGAATTTCGATATGTAACAACTAATTTATATCAACCGGGCAGTACGGCCAACCCAATTATTTCTGAATTGCCATTTACCGGAGTTAATTTTACTTCACAATTAAATTCAGTTGGTACGTTTCAAGGTCATGTACTTTTGTCAGGCATTAACTCGGGGCCATCAAACGCTTATGATGGAACAATTCCCGGTAAAACTATTTTGTGGGTTCTTTATACTGACCCCGTAACTTACACAAGCGTTCCCGTTTGGTCAGGGGTTATTTGGGCGCGTGAATATGATTCGGCATCGCAAACATTAAGTATTAGCGCGCAAGAAATGATTAGCCTGTACAACCGCCGGCGTATTAGCACTACTAAAGATTATTCGGTAAATCCTTTAAATGTTAATGGTTATGACCCCGCTTATATCGCATACCAACTTATGTTATATGCTGAAGGTTTGACACATGGTAAAACAGGTTTGACTTACAATAGTGCCACTACGGCTTATTTAACAAAAAAACTTTACAACGGTTATGAATTAAAATCCGTGTACCAAGCAATCAAAGATTTAGCGTCTAATTACTTTGATTTCAAAATTAAACCTTTAGTTATTGGCGGAACTTTAGTCAATCAATTTATGATAGGTTCCCCGCTTGGTACGATATACAGTACAACTTCGCTTACTGCCACGGTATTTCAATTTCCGGGCAACCTTGTTGAATACAAGTTTCCTGAAGATGCTTCAAGTGCGGCTAACAAACTTTACGGTTTGGGCTACGGCGCAAACAATACAAAGGTATTAGCGACAGCAATTGACCCGTCAAAGATTACAAGCGGCGACTGGCCTTTGTTGGAAGATAGTGCTAGTTATACAGATGTTGGCGATTTGCAATTACTTAAAGATTTAACGCTTGGACAATTAAACGCAACTTCGTATCCACCTACAACAATTGAAGTTGTCTTACCACCTTACATTGACCCAATTTACCCATCGTATAATGTTGGTGACCAAGTTCGTTTAAATATCAAAGATGATTATTTTCCGGCTGGAATTAATTTTGGTAATAACAGCGACCCATTACGCATTATGGCTATTAGCGTTTCCCCGGGTGAGAATGGGCCAAGCCGGGTTACTATTACATTAACTAGACCACTTGCGGCGGGAACGGTGTCCTAATGGCATTTGTGAACTTACCACCTAACTTACAAGATATGTTTTATAGCATTACTGACCGTATTGCTAAACTAGAAACAGGGCCTAATGCCGCGGCTTATTCTGCACAATCAGCACAAACAACCGCGCAATCAGCGCAATCAAGTGCGCTGTATTCTCAATCGGTTGCAACACAAGCGCAAATTCAAGCAATCAACGCGCAAGTATCAGCCAACTTAGCCGCATCACAGGCGACTATTGCGCAATCACAGGCAACTATTGCATCATCACAAGCAACCGCGGCGCAAACTTCCGCTAACGGTAAAAACACAAATCGTTATTCAACGTCAGCACCGGGAACAACTGCAAACATTGTTGGTGATTTATGGTTTCAGTACGGAGTATCCGCGCCATACACAAACAAAGTTATTGCGCAATTTGTAGGAGCCGGCGGAACAACGTGGACTTCAATGCCAATTTCCGGACTTGTAGTTACCAACATTGACGCAGGTTCAATTACAACCGGAACACTTAGCGCAATTCAAATTACTGCCGGTTCGGGCGCAACAACATTTTCAGTTAGTCCTACGGGATATATGCAAGCAAATGGTGCATATATTATTGGAAACATTACAGCAACTAGCGGAACATTTTCTGGAAGTATTTACGCCGGTTCAGGTGCTTTTGGAACTCTTAGCGGAAACACTTTAATTAGTGGTTGGTCAATTGGTTCAAATGGTATTACAGGTGTTGGTTCAGCGACTATTACCGGCGGTTTAATTAGCGGTTCAAGTATTAACATTGGTAGCGGCGCGTTTACGGTTAATAGTGCGGGCGCTTTATATGCAAGTAGCGCAACAATCTATGGAACTATTTATGCAAGTTCGGGTTCATTTAGCGGTTCGGTAACTGCAACAACCGGAAGTATTGGTGGATTTGTTCTTAGTAATAATTATATTGGTGACCCTTCAACAAGTTATGGCATAAATTCTTTAAATGGTTTTGCAACTTTTTCTATAACGGGTGTCAGCGGGTTGATTTCTTCAGGCGGCGTATCAGCGGCAGGTGAACTTAACGCGCAAAAAGCAATACCTTTTACGGTAACAGCGCAACCTAATTGTTATATTACAACCGCAGGAGATATTCGTAAATCATCTTATACTGTTCCTTCTTCAATACGATACAAAGAAAACATTACCGATATTTCTAATGTTTATGAAATAGACCCGAAGTTATTGTTGCAAGTTCCTGTTAGGGCGTTTACATATAAAGACGGAGTATTGCCCGAAAACGAAGATAGACAAGGTATGCAAATTCCGGGTTTTATTGCTGAAGAACTTGAAAAAATCTACCCAATTGCAGTTGTATATGTTGATGGGGAAGTTGAAACATACAACGACAGATACATTGTTCCGGGATTACTTGCACTTATTCAAGACCAAGAAAAACGTATCAAACTACTGGAAGGCAACTAAATGGAAGTACATATTGACGAAGTGTTAAAACACATGCGAGAACTTATTGGCACACAAGCCCAAGAAATCGCCGTACTTAAAGCAACGCTAGAAACACAACCACCATCAACTAACCCATAACCCGAAAGGGCGCAAAATGTCGTCAGACGTAGCCACAATTATCTATTCGTATTTCTTTGTAGGTGCGGCCATTGCCGCAGGTGTTGGCATGATTGCCCGACACTATGTGCGAATTCAAACCGAACAACTAAAAGAACAACTGAATAAGATTATGTACGCGCTTTACAATGATGGCAAAACTGGCCTAATCAACAAGGTAGACCAACTAATTGAAAACCAACAATGTATTCGGGTAGATGTGGAAGTGCTAAAGGCTAAGGCGGAACAATGAGTGAAAAAAGTCAAAACGGTTGGGCCGCTAGTAAAGACCCAAACGAAATTCACATAAAGGCTTTTCCTGTTGTTGGCACACATATCCACTTGCGTTGCCAAGCAACCGCCGGCGTTATCCTTGCCGCTTTTGCAGGTGAATTTAATGCAACGGTTGAAAAACTTGAAGGCGTTACATTTGATGATTGGAGTTACGCGTACCGACCTGTTCGTGGCAAGACAACAGGATTATCTAATCACGCGTCAGGTACGGCCATTGACCTAAATGCGGTTAAACACCCATTAGGTAAACAACATACTTTTACCGGCCCACAAGAAGTAATCTTGAAGGCGTTGGTAAAGAAATACGGAATACGGTGGGGCGGAAGTTATAAAGACCGCATTGATGAAATGCACTTTGAAATAATCGAATCACCTACGCAAGTCAAACTACGCATCAACAAGTTAGGGCTAAAATGAAAAAACTATCTGACAAACAAATTAAAGCAATTAAGGATTACGGATTGGCTATTGTTGCCGCCGCGGTAACTATGGGCATCTCTTTGCTTACAGATTTAGCGCCACAATACGCAATTGTTATTGGAGCGCTTGCCATGCCATTAACTAAATGGGCTAACAAAAACTCTAAAGATTATGGCGTAGGTTCAGAATAATTAGACACGCTTAATTGCCCCACCTTGCCTAACAGCGGGGTGGGGCTTTTTTGTTGTATCATTTTACTACTCTAACGGAAGGTATAACGATGGCATTAGCGGATTCGTTAAAGGAAGCGGCAGACAGCGCACCTAGAAATTCCACTTGTTCAATTTTTAAGATTAAGCAAAAGATGAACAAGGAAGATTTGGTTACATTTGAAGCCGTACTTTATGACCGTTCCGTTAAGGCTTCAGTTTTAGAACGGGCTTTGAAAAAAGAAGATATTGATTTACAACAAGGAACAATTACGCGTCACCGGAACGGCGGGTGTAAGACCTGTGGCGCTTAAAGATTCGCTAGGAGAAGAACAGGCTAAAGAACAAGTCGAATTAGAAACCGCTGAATTGCGCAAAGCGCTTTTACAAGCGCAACGACAACTAGCCAAGATTAAAATACGCAACGATGAATTAGTTGTTGCAACCCACCGCGGAGCCTATGAAGCAATGTTGGCATTAGGCAAAGTTGAACCTGTACCCGCGCCTAAAATTGATAAGCGCAAAGTAAAAGCCGAAGTTGCATTAGTTCATTCAACCGACTGGCAGGGTTCAAAAGTCACATCGTCATACGACAGCGAAATAATGCGCCAACGCGTATTGCAATTTGCTGACAAGATTGTGCATCTTACGGAATTACAGCGCGAGCATCATCCTGTTAAAGAATGTGTAGTGATGTTTGGCGGCGATATGGTCGAAGGTTTGTTTAACTACCCCGCGCAATTGTGGCAAATTGACAGTAGTTTATTTGGGCAGTTTGTAAATGTATCGCGGCTTTGTGTGGACTTTGTTCGCGTCATGCTTGCTAACTTTGAAAAGGTAACTGTTGTCGCTGAATGGGGTAATCATGGCCGCATCGGTGGAAAACGCGCTGAAGTTCCTAAGAGCGATAACGTGGACAGAATGGTTTATGAAATGAGCCGTCAATTGTTAGCAAATGAAAAACGACTGACATGGGAAGATTGCCCTGAAGATATTCAAGAAGTTGAAGTTGGAAATTATCGCGCTTTGTTAATGCACGGTGACGAATTAGGCCGGTCAGGATTTGCTTCCCCTGCGGCTTGGATTGCCGGCGCTAATAGATGGAAAGCCGGAGCGCATGATTACGATTTCCATGATATTTATTTGGGCCATTATCATCGCCACGCACAAGAACCAATTCAAAAGCATTACAACATTTATTGGACAGGTTCTACCGAATCAGATAACAGATACGCACGTGATTCAATGGCCGCAAGTGGTATGCCGTCACAACGATTGCATTTTATTGACCCGGTTAAAGGTCGCGTAACTGCTAACTATCAGGTTTGGTTGGATTAATCTTTTTTAAATTCCAAATAAAAACCTTTTAAATATTCGTTTTCAAATGTCCACATACCATCGGTTAAATCTGCATTTAATTTATTGGCAAAGTTCCATGCGCTACCTTGCGTTTTCCAATACTTTGTTTCGCCATTTGCATCTTTGTAAGTAATCATAATTAATTACCCATTCCATCCGTATCGAACAATTTCATTACATTCTTTTAATGTTTTAAATGTTCCAACTGTTAATTGCATTGTGGCGTTAATGTGTTCAGTTAATACATAACCAACTTCATTTTTTTTTGCTGAATAATTTCCATAACGGTCTTGGTAAAAACCTTTTTGTACTGTTTGCTTTAACATTTTTTGCCCCTATCTTTATGAAGCCTGTTTGCTTCATGTCTTAATCATAGGACATACCTTACGGTTTGTATACTTCTACCGTGTTGCGTACACCACATTTTCTATCGAACAGATGTTCGGGGTTTTAGTCGTTCCGGAGCCTAAGAAGCGGGCAGAATACGGCTTAGTTACAGCCGTTCCTTCACCTGAAGTTCTCGGTATAGAAATCGGGGGATTGCTCCCAATCGCGCCATGTATGGGTTCAGATTGATAGGAAAGCCCTAGGCGATTCGTTTTAAGGCTTCTGAAGCCATTCTGCCGGTTGCGGTATCCGGCCCGTTTGTTTAAGTAGACAAAGAAAAGAAACGCCATCTAACGGCGGTTTACGCGGGTACTGGCCGCGCTCAGGGTTCCTTGCACATTCAACCCGGATAACGAAAAAAGAATAGCACATAAAAAGACCCGGGGCGTGTGCAAGAAGCCATACGACTTCACCCCGGGTCTTTAGGCGTTTCTGCCCGTCTCAGATAGTACCTGATTATCGAACATCCGTTCGGGCAAAAATGTGACGAACGCCACACCTTAAATGGCACATAAACCGTAAGGTATGCAGTACAGTTCAACCATAAGAACTAAACGGGTTCTTATTAAAAACAAAGGGGCAACAAAATGTTAAAATGTAACAATTGCGCGGCACGTGTTGATGTATTGGCTCACCAAATTCGCGGCACTCAAACTGTAATCATTTGTTTAGATTGCGCTGACCGTTATTACCAAGACCAACTTACAAAGTCTTTGATTGCTAAAGAAAAAGTAGGTGCTTAATATGACAACAACATTTATTAACTGCAATGCTGAAACAATGATTGCGCAAATTGGTCGAATGAACATTATGGGAATTTCAGGCGGTCGCATCACAGTTCGTGAAACCGGAGTTACATTGCCTGTTGCCCGTGGATATTCAGTAACAGTAGATTTAGCCGCTAACTATACTTACACAGTACGCCGCGTTTACACACGCGCCGGCAAGGTATCAATCAAAGGTGAATACACAAATGTTTATTGTGATGATTTAAATGAACGCACTTACGAAGCATCTTGCTACGTAAATATTGAAATGCCGAAGGGGGCATAAGGAATGGCAAAAGAATATAAAGGGCCGCTGGATTACATTGACGTTGCAACACGCATTGTTGAATTCCGCGAAAAATATCCGACAGGTTCATTACAACAACACGATTTAAAATTTGTTGTTGTTAATAATAAAGATTGGGTTGTTTACACAGCCGCCGCATACCGCACACCCGACGATGTTCGTCCGGGTATCGGTACAGCATGGGAACCAATTCCCGGGCCAACATCTTTCACCCGTGATAGCGAAGTGCAAAACGCAGAAACGGCGGCATGGGGTCGCGCAATGGTTGCCGCACTTGCAGTTGATACAAAAAAGGGCATCGCATCATCTGAAGAAGTTCGCAACCGTGCAGAAAAGTCACCTGACAAACCGGCAATTGTTACAACGTACACACCTGAACAAATTGATTTAGCAATTGATGCAATGGGTCAGGTTCCCGATGTTGCCGACATGGAAGAACTTAAAAACTTTTATACAGGTGCGCAACAAGCCGGTCTACTTCACGTTCCGGTAAATGGTCAAACACTTAATGTACTTATTACTAATCGTAAAAAAGAATTGGAGATAATCTAATGCGAACACCTAGATATTATTTAATCCGGCGAATTGTGCGTTATACAATTTGGATACCGATTGCTTTGTATTGCTTTGTTGCAATTATTGTAGGATGGGCGAACGCAATATGAGCCACCCGGAAGGCCGCCTAGTTGCTATTCAACAGCAAATGTTTTTTGCTCAAATGCTTGCTGAAAAAATGGACATGGAAACCGAAACCATTTTACGCAAACTTGCTATTTCAGGTTTGGGTTTAACGCTAGATGTAAACGAAATAACCGTGGATGCCGCGGCAGTATTACCAAACATCAATAAGTACAAAGCGCAAAAACGTTTGCAGGTGGTGCCAGAATGAGCATTACACCTATGCAAATTGAAAAACGTTTAACTGATTTATCACGCGAAATTGAAGAAGCGCATAAAGATTTAATTGCCGCCGAACAGGTTTACCATATAGCAAAAGCAAACCTTGAAATTTCAATGGCTCGCGCTCGCATGTCAGTTAGTCACCCGGACATTAAACTTACAAGCGTTCAACGTGAAGATGAAGCACTTATTCAAAATGCCGAACAACACATGAATTTGGCAATAGCCGAAGCACAAGTAAAAGCGGCCCGGGCTAATGCAAATCGTATTCGTACACAAGTAGACATTGCGCGTTCAGTTAGCGTAAGCGTTCGTTCAAGTATGGAGGTTGGCTAATGGATGTTTTTGGACTGTTAAAGACCGCGCTAACGGAAAACGACAAAGCCCGTGAGCGTTCCTTACAAACTGAAATTGGTGCATCATCCGTTTATGGTTGCGCACGTCAGGCATGGAGCATTATCCACCAACAAGAAAAGGTCAATAAAAATACCGAATCACTTGCGGCCATTATTGGAACGGCGGTACACGCAACGCTTGCCGAAGCAATGAAGCAAGCCGATACGTTTGACGATTTTCTTATTGAAGAAGAATTTAAAACGCCTGACCTTAAAGGCCATGTGGATTTGTATATCAAATCAACCAAAACAATTATTGATTGGAAAACAACAACCAAGAAAAATATGCCAAAATTTCCAAGCGAACAACAAAAAATGCAGGTTCATTTATACGGATATTTAATTGAAGAAAATGGATACCCGGTTGAAACTGTTTCATTGTGTGCGATTGCCCGCGATGGATGGATGAAAGACGTAAAAGTTTGGGAAGCACCTTATGACCGCAATATTGCATTAGCCGGTATCCAATGGGTGCGAGATTTGCAAATGCAAGTTTCCCCACCTGCACCTGAACGACCACGCCAATTTTGCAAAGATTTTTGTGAATTTTATGATGAAACGGGGATAAACGGATGCGCGGGAAAATAAAAAGAAAAAATGTTGAATGGCACCGTGCATCATGTTTAGGCTTGGACACAGAATTATTTTATGAACACCGAACCGGTTTAATGGAACAAGGTTTGAGTATTCATCATCTTCGCCGCATTTGTGTTAGTTGCCCTATTCAGCGTGATTGTTTACAAATTGCAGTTGCCCACGAACCATTTGGATTTTGGGGCGGCCTTAGTGAAGATGAACGCCGACACATACACGCCGGGCGGCATCATACCCAAATCATTGATGCGCTAAGAAGGGATTTAAAAATGTTGAATATGAATTACCAAACCATTGTAAGTTTTGTTCAATCCATCGAACGCGACTTTACATACGCTAGCGAATCAAAATCCTAATGAATTGCAAATGCGAAAATGAAGATTACTTACGGCAAATAATCCGTGAAGAATTATCGCAAATGCGTCAGCAACATTTGAATAAAAATCAACCAACCGCTGACACACTTGTTGCGCTTTATATGGATAACTTTCCTGCCGATAGAGTTAAACCATCCGGGGCGCAAGTGGGAAGCAACATAAAAGTAATTTTGAAACAATTGCCGTATGAACAATTGGCGGCGTTGATTCCAATTCTTGCAACCGCTGGAAAACCAATAAGTGCGGCATGGCTCAATTGGGCTAAAGACCAAGTAGAACCAAAAGCAAAACTTGGCCCGGCAACACCAACACCACCAAAATTCATAAGTGAAGAAACCGTAAGAAACGATGCAACACCAATGCCGTTAAACTTTAGGGATATGGTTTTTAAGCGTTCTACGGGGGTTGTGAGCGATGAACAAGGTTAAAAAGTGTGGAGATATGCACCTGAATACATTACGGCGTGTCGTGGGTCACAGGGCTTATTAAGTGCATAAGTAATCTATCCTTATCTTACGAAAGGGGAACACATGACGAAATTTGTAGACGTATCCCATGTACAAGCCGGTGATGAACTGGTTATGAACCAAGTCCATTATGCCGTTGAATATGTAGAACCCAATGGAATTGCATTTGATATGCAGTTACAAAGCGAACAAGGCGGTAAGATTCGTAAATGCTTTACGGTGGGGGAAATGGTCAGCATCACTATTTGACAATTGCTTTTCGGGTTGAAGGCAAACCGATACAACAGGGGTCAATGCGGGCGTTTAATAACCGCGTAGTCCACAACAAAACAAAAGAACTTATGGCATGGCGGGGCGAAGTTGCGAAGGCGGCACATCGGGCTGGATGCACCCCAATTCAAGGCCCAATAGCAATCGCCATGAGATTCACCTACGAAAAGCCTAAATCGGTCAAACGGGAGTTTCCAACCGTTCCGCCTGACCTTGATAAACAAATTCGTTCAATCCTAGACGCGCTTACAGGCGTGGCATACGGGGATGATTCCCAAGTGACCCAAATTAGGGCAAGCAAGGAATATGGGCCGCCGGGGGTCAAAATTGAGATAACCGGGGGCTTTGAAACGTTATAAAACTGTTACCTAAAACACACCCTAAATGGTCAGCACCGTAAGGTATCGGGTGTATCTTTATCTTATTGAAGTTAAACGGACTTCATAAAACGAGAGGCAAGAAAATGAACAAAATTGAAAAACTTGAATCAGGCCGTTATACATACCGCGGCGTTTTAATTTTTAAAGATAAGCATTACGGATTTGCATACAGTTATTCAGTTCGCACCGATAGATATTGCCGCGCCGATAATTCATACCCTGTTACATTAAAAATGATTGCAGAAAAGATTGAACGCGATTTAAATAATAGCGGTGCTGTTGAAAACGGTCGAATTATTTTTGATTCACGCACCACAGCAAAGGCAGGTAACTAATTATGACAACTACAACAAGCCCACAAGCAATTAGCAGAATTCTTAATGCCGCAGGTATTACACGAAGCGAACTTCGCCGTGGTCGTATTTGCATGATGGCTTCAGAAGGATTTGAAGTTACAAAAGATTATTATGGAACGATAGTTGTTGATTACCGCAACCGTACAAGTTCAATGTTATCTTATGCAGATTTTCAATCAAAAAAGGAAGCGGCATTAACAAAGATTAATGAAGTTCTTACAGCAAAAGGTTATGCCGTTGTTCCAGGACCTCACGGTTTTATTGTACGAAAGGCAGGTAAGTAATCATGATTGAATCAACACCAAAACTTACAGTTGCGGGATTAATTGACCCTGTTTGTCCAAAATGCAAAACCGAAATGTATGGCGTTACTCAAATAATTTTAGGGGGCAAAAATAAACATTTTGCACAATGCCCTGATTGCAATTACAAAACGAAGGCAAAGTAATGTCTACCGCTGGCATTGGTTTAATTTGTGAACGCGGATATTGCGAAGAATTACAAACAAGCGAAAAAGCCGCCAACTACGGAATGTGTGATGGCCACTACAAAGGTTCATTATGGTATTGCGATGAA